AGGCAACAGGCAGCAAGCGGGCGGGTGGGCCCATAGGCGGCAAGCGACTTATCCACAGGTTATCCACAGTTCGAGTTATCCACAGGTTATCCACAGAAAAAATATTTAGGTGTTTACTTATGGGATTTAGTATGAAAAGATGGGACCATGAAAAAAGCGAAGACGATTGTACATGTCAACCAGCACATGATCAAACACAACCAGAAACACGGCACGGAGTTTCCGGTTCTCACTGTGAAGCACAGAGGCAAAACCTACTACGCTCACGAAGTTATCTATCATCACCACTCAACTACAATGTATCGCCCACACAACCCTCTGAGCTGTGGCGCTGTCTGCTGGGTGGAGACTCAAGGAAACGTGACTCTTTTCGATTGGACCGCGATTCTTCAGGACAAGCATCCTTCCATCAAGCAGAAGCGCAAGACGGTTCGCCGGCTTGGCTCTCCGAATTGGGCCGACTCGGAAACTTCCGAGCTGGTCAAGAACGCCGACCCGAAATTCGATGTCGAGCTCAGTCACGCCATCGATCACGAAACTTCAAAAGCTGCCCAGGACTAGGGCAGCTTCAATCTTCTAAAAAATCTATAAGCTACAAGCAGCAAGCATCAAGCAACAAGCGACAGGCGACAAGCATCCCATCCTTCAGCTAGTGGTGGGTGGGTGGGCCCATAGGCTACAAGCTCCTTAATCGCGGACCCTGGATAAAGTTTGATGGACCGTGGAACGGGGGTCTTGACTAGGATATAGCTATCCTTTGGGTGCTTATAATGGAACGCTATTTGATGGGGTGAGAAGCGTATTTTTTTACTAGTTGTTACTTTTAACTCTATGGTAAAAAATCCTTTTTTATCACTATATCCAAGTATATCTGGGATGCCAGCAGATGCCCAACTTTCTAGCCTTATCAAGGAAAATCCGTTGAGTTTTTCTTTCGTTTCCAGCCAAAAAGCTGACTCTGGTTTCAAAGTAATTACTCCACTAGAATTAGCATGCGATATTTCTCTTTTGCACCAATAATTTGATTCTCTACCAACTTAATTTCTTTGATATTGAACTCTCGTTGCAAAGGATTTCTGCCTTGTGGTAATACCATTTGAACTCTTGCATGACTACCAACAGGACTTGCACAAAACTTTTCCAACACCTGCATCAGGGACTTCGTTGTATATGATGACATTGTCTAATGTATTGTTTGGCGATTGATACCTGTAAGGTGTTCAAATATTTCTAATTGCTCAGGAGTCATACTTTTTAGTATTGGTATGATATGCTCTGATCTAAAGAAATGAACATCTTGTCTTTGCAAAACCTCTATTGCTTCTTCTAATTGCTTCTTAAAATCCTCTTCCTCTTTTTTGTTTTTGAATCTCATAGTATCCATATTATATCTTACACCTCTTCTTTCAAGTATGAAGTGAGAAACCAGACTAGTTAGTGATTTTAGGAGGAACACACGTTTATGACTGTAAAGTCAGTTAATAAAAAAGAAGGGCTCCTCACTTCAAGTAAAAACGTATCATAAATTACTTGCTTTTACAAAATATATTTTTTATAAAAAAGCATGGGATTACCAAAAGTATTAACAGAACAACAAATGAAGTTTGCTACATTGTTAGTGACTAACGAAGGACGTATGTCTCCAACAGAATGTGCTATTGAAGCTGGGTATGCAGAAGGTTCTGCTCATGTAAGAGCCTCTGAATTACGCAACCCTAGAAAGTTTCCTTTGGTTGTTAAATACACTGATGAGATAAGATCAGAACTACAAGAAAAATATAGAATTGATTATGGTTCTCACATAACAGAGCTAGCTAGACTTAGAGAAGAAGCTAGGGAGAAGGGCGCCTGGTCTGCAGCTATTAATGCAGAAGTGGCTCGAGGCAAAGCCGCTGGATTGTATATTGAACAAAAGATTATTAAACATGGTAAGCTTGAGGACCTGAGCGAAAGAGAGTTAGAAGCCAGACTATCTGAGATTATCGAGGATAATAAATTATTATTAGAACATGAAGATGTTGAAACATTAAAGAGTAAGGTTAAAAAACCCACTGAGTTAAAAATAATTAAGCCTGTCGAAGAAGTTCCGGAGTCGGATTAGGGATAGCTTCTAAAATCTCAACCTTTAAAACTACACCCTTTGGTATTACCTGAGCCCTGCCATACAAATCATCTTGGTCGTAATGATCTTTGTCTGCTGTTATTGTAATGCAATCTTTATCCTCTTTGATGAGATAACCCAGTGATGAAACAGTGCAAGGTTTGCTATCCATTAGTTCTTCTTTACTCTGCCAGCCCGACAAACTACATTCATTCGTATCTAACCAAACAACATTTACGATCTTCATATTCTCACTATAAGGGAAATTTTAGGGTAATCCAATTTTTTTATAGAAAAACAAAAAACCTCTTCGCGCCAAGCTAGGAGATTGAAAAAGCTTGATAAATATAGACTTTTGAAAATCTACTCTACCACGTCTACCACGGCCGTGGTAGACCAAAATCGTGCTATTATTGTTGAAATATATGGTGTTTTACTACTCTACCACCACTACCGGGGGTTTCAGCCATTTTTTTAAAAATAAAAAAATGTTTTCCTAAATCTCCCCTTATAGTGTTCGGCGAATGAAGTTTGGAAGAGAGCCTTCCTCTTTGAACCAAGCGTATGCTGCTTTCCAATCTTTCTTGTATTCTGCTTTTAAGAAGTCTTTAAACTCTTCTTCTTTTTGATCATCACTCTTAAATAAGTTTAAGAAGTGATTCTTTGCTCTTTGTGTTAAATTAAACATTTCAGTATTTCCTTTCATAATCAAACTTTTAACAAAGAATAAATAGAAAAGAACTGTTAGTTTTAAACAGCAGCTATGCGATTAATAAAAATCCTCTAACAAACCGGCATTCACACAGGTAAAGTGCATTTTCAAAGTCTCTACATCGGAGAACTCTTCTCGAAGAATTTGAAAGTATTGATTACAAGTCTCGTAGCTGTCATGAACAATCTCAGATCCCATGCGCACACATTTCTGTTCGGTGCCTTGACCCAAGCATATCCAACCTACCAAAAACCATTTAACTAACAATTATTGTCTCCCATAAAATTGATCAACACGACGTAAAAATCCATGTTTGTAGTGTCTTAATTGTGCACCAGAAATTATCCATTCCTGATAATAATTATCTACACTACACATCATGATCATCGCCTTGTCAATGGCAGTCCCATAAATGTGATCATGTGCCATGGCATATGCTGCCAACTGTAAAAAATAATCCTCGATCCACTCTTCACGTTTCGCGACCAAATCTGCACTACCTGCGTACAATCCAGGGTAATACATCAGAGCCTCGATACCGTAATATCCCTCTAGACGGTCCTTTAAACCGTTTTTTATGATCTGTGTTGCCATACTATGAGCGTTTTGACCAATCGGAGTCAAATCTAGATGCTCCTGACCCGATACCCACCCTTCAATAATATTGTGCATCGACGTTCCACGTTTCGAGGCTTCCGTTACAATCTTCTTGGCCTTCTCTTTACCAACTCTTTTTTTCCAGTCTTCTAAAAAGCTTTTATCCTTTGTCTCACCTAAAATAGTTGTGACACTAGCCAAGGATACCTGGTCTTTGACATCATACGTCCGGCCCTTGCCTTCGGTGTCGCTTCGAATAAATGATGTCGGATAATAAAATTTATTTATCTTCTCCATCTAATTCCTTCCAGGGAATGTATCTGAGTCTCACTCCCATTTTCTGTTGTTCTTCTGTCAACGAACGATAGATCCGTCCACCTTTATCATGCGTTCCTGATTTTGTTTTGCGTGTGCTTTCCGTTTTTACATCCACCAAAAAACTATTGCCGTCACTATCAGTGACAACAAGATCGAAAGGACATAAAGGATCCAAAGAAATAGATACATAGAAACCGTTCTTTGTATATTCTGCTGCAGCGAGTAACTCTGAAGTGATACCTTTGATCGACTTCAGATTAGTAGCCATGCATCAGCTCCCTTTGATATAAGTAAGACGGTAATCATCACCAATGATGCTTTCATGTAAAATAGGTTTATCAACTTTCACAAATCCTTTCCCATTGCAACGAGAGCATTTTAGAACAACAGTCTCGTTGCGACTCCTTCTTGTTTCAATATAACCAGCGCCTTGGCACTCACCACATTTGAATTTAGCCTTTGCCATTTTTACTTTTTGTTTCTTTCCTAGCTAAGTATTCTATAGTTTTTGATATAGTCAAGGGGGCTTCAAATATTTCTTTGCTCAAATCCACTAACATTTTATAAGTGGCGTTGGGAACCGATACTGATTTATACTTTTGCGTGTCTGGCATTATTTTTCTCCTTTATCAATGATATGATTATGTTACCTGCTTCTCGTTCGGTATTAGCAAAACAGAAATCACTGATCTCGTGTTTCATTACAGCATTTAAAAATTCTGCAAGAGTTTCACCTTTCATTTCTGTTACTAATTCTTTCTTTCTATCTATTACATACATACTGTACCTTCTTTCTATTTATTAATATATGGGATAATATACTACAAAATGGGTTGTTGACAAAGAAAAATTTTGAAGTATTTTGAGAATATCTTCTTCACTTTTTTTTGTTCGCTCGTCTTACCGTCCTGGTAAGACGAGCTTTTATTTGTCTTTTTTGATGTTTTTCTCGATATCGTCTTTGAGGGTGTGGACTTCTAAAGCTATTCTGTTGAGATCATCCACAAAAGGCTTGACAACTTTACTAGCATCCCCTTGATATTTCTTTCTGATGTTTTTGACAACGCGATGTAAAACTTTTAATTGACGTAAATATAATTCTTCTCTCATTATTTTTGTTCCTTAAATTCATAGAAATAGTTTGTATCATCTCCAGCTGTCCACTTACTAATTGATTCCACATTATATTCTATTGTCGATACTTTGAAGTCAGGTTGCTTTGGTTCAGATGGTGTCAATGACTTATCATAAAACAATGTTCTGTTATTGGGTTGAGCTGCAAAATGACCATTATCTAATTCAATAATATTGAAAGATTTATGTTCTTGTGGAACTTGAGAATAATTAATATTGGGTAAGTTATGATCAGCATGACAGCTATCAATCGTAAAAAGATATTCTCCTTGATACCATTTTTTTGAAGGTGATAAATATTTTGCTCTGGGTGGCACTGTTGTCTTTTCAATAACGGTAATGTGATAACTGAAAGCATCCCACAGTTCTAGTTCTTCTAAAGGTAAATCATCTTTGACTTTCGGTGAATTAACAAAAGCACTGATAGGAAGTTTATCATACAAAGCAGCATACTCAGGTATGTACGTTTCAAAATACAAAGCTCTACCTTGAATAGATTTAACCGTAGCCCAGATGCCTTCGACATACTCACCATGTCCTTTTTCTAAATCATAAAGATATTGTTTTTTTACCCATACTCTAATGGGTGGTACGTTCGCTACTAGAAAGCTCATTGTGGTCCTCCTTTGGTAAATATACTTCTACAAAACTTTTACAATTAGGACAGCTTAAATTTGTCACAACACTATACTCCTCGTCCTCTTCTCCAATATCATGATCTCCACCCCATATTAACTGTGTATTACAATGCCAACAGTTCATTTAATTTCTCCCCAGTTTTTACCTTTTTCATAATCGACTTTATTTGGAACTTGTAGTTTAACAGCTTGCTCCATAACCTCAATTATTTTCTCTGCTTGTTCTGGACTCTCAACTGATACGTCCAGTTCGTCGTGTATTTGTATATGTGGCACAACCCCTTCTTTGTATAATTGCACCATAGATATCTTTGTCATGTCTGCAGCGCTACCTTGTATCAACCTATTCAAAGCTTTGTAAGTGAAAGCTCTTTTAATCCCCGGTCCATGTTCCGCTAGTGCATCAGCATGATTTAACGGTTTGTGTATACCAAAGCTAGCGGGTTCCCATAAATCAAAATGACAAATACGACCACCAATCGTGCGAATGCGTCCACGTTCCTGGGCCCTGCGTGATACAGCATCGATCAGTTGTTTCACAAATGGAGCTCTCTCGTGGTATTGTTTCAAAAGTTTTTCTGCTTGTTCGACCAGGAGTCCTAGTTCTGCCATGAGTTTGTTCTTACCCATGCCATACATCAAACCTAAGTTAATGGTCTTGGCATCTTTTCTGTCGATGTCAGCCATCTCTGCTACCGCTTGGTGAAAGTCTGCGTCGCCTTCATTGTATTCATCCACGATCCGCGATACACCTTGCAGTTGTGATAGAGCTGCGTAATGTACAACGAGTCTTGGTTCTTGTTGTGAGTAATCAAAGGCACCCCAAACACAATGTTCTTCTGGTAAAAATAAACTTCGGATTAACGGGCCGATCTTTTTGCTTCGAGCGGGGATTTGCTGAAGATTTGGATTGGAGTATGAGAAACGGCCCGTCACCGTTCCACCGTCATCAGATCGTATTTGATTGATGTCTGCGTGAATTCTTCCGTTATGCTCGTGTTCTAAAATGGTATCAATAAAAGTTGTATGTGCTTTGTTTATCTCTCGCGACTGAGCTATCGCTTGCGCTACTTCATTAGGATGTTGTGATAAAAAGTTCTTGGTAAAACTAGGGGCTCCGGTGGCCGTTCGATCATAAGGTAGTTTCAATTTGTCAAATACCTTCGCTATCGATGCAGCAGCCCATATCTCTACGTCTAGCCCTGTATCATCTTTAATCTTTTTTAAGTGTTGTTTCTCTTCTTTAATTAAATCTTTTTTTATTTTATGTGCCTTCTCCAGGTCCACACGAACACCTTTAAACTTCATGTCCACGAGACACGGAAATAGTTCTGTTTCTACATTAAAAATATCCCATAAATCCTGTGTGGTTAGTTCTTGTTGCATGCGATCCCATAGCTTCAATGTAGCCACGGCGTCCTGTTCTGCATACTCACCGACGTGCATAGCCGGTAGTCTCCACATTTCTTTTTTAGGATTGACACCCCATTCTTTTGCAGCTTCAAATAAAAGCTTTTCGTTTTTACCCATGCCTACATATTCTTTAGCCAAAGAGTCCAGGTTATATCTTAGTCTGTTTTCATTAACCAACGATCCTGCAATCATGGTGTCAACAATCTTACCTACTATATGTAGTCCCGATGCACGTATCCAAGACACATCATACATGGCGTTGTGAAATATTTTAGTAGCCGGAGTTCTTAAAATATCTTTGAACCAATTCATGACAATCTTTTTGTCAATGTTACCACCACCTTCGTGAGCAATTGGAAAGTATCCTTGCCAACCATCCACAGCTACAGCAATACCCACAATCTCACCATCATTTCGAACACTACCTGATCCTAGTGTTGTAAGATTGGGATCTCTTGTTTCTAGGTCGATCGCTATTTGTTTGGCTTGTGATAAATCTTTTAGTTCATCTGGTGGCGTCCACTCCGTCTGCGGAGAGAACATGGGAATTTGTAAACTATTTCTTCCCATACTTTTCTTCTACCATTTCTCTCCATGCTTGTTGCATGGCTTGAGTTATGTCTTCATGTAAAACTTTTAAACAACCAATATCAATCTCTACAATTTGATGTTTGTTTTTATAAAAATTATCAACCTCATCATCTTTCAAACTTACGTAAAGTTTTTTATTTTCATATATTATTCTCATAGTGAGTAAGACCTTTCATAATTTTTTGGACTAACAATATGTAATTCTTTTTTTGCTCTTGTTGTTGCAACATAAAATAATCTGTGAAGTTCGTCAGGACTTTTATCACTTTGATCTAATGCTGCTTTTGTTAAGTCAGGTAAAACTAAAACCTTATCAGCTTCACCTCCCTTCGCTCCATGTATTGTAGATAATAAAATTCTAGGATTACGATTTATCTTTTCACCATTTGCTCTCATATTTCTGATGTAGTTTTCTGTAATTGTATCTAATTTATCAAAACTTTCAAACCATACTTTGTTTGATAATAACCCATGTTCTTCTTGACATTGTGATAAATAATACTTTGTATTAGAA